CATCAAAAAATTATAAAATATTATTTAAATATATTTTCACCCTATCGTGGATTGTTATTGTATCATGGTCTAGGTGCAGGGAAAACATGTGGGTCGATTGCAATTGCAGAGGGATTAAAAAATTTCAAAAAAATATTAATTATGACACCAGCATCCCTTAGAATGAATTATATAGAAGAGTTAAAAAAATGTGGAGACCCATTATACAAACGAAAACAACATTGGACATTTATGAGCGCATCATCTGCAAAAAGCAATATCAGATTGGTTGCCGAGAAACTTGGACTGGATGATAAGTATATAATCGATAAGCGGGGAGCTTGGGTTGTAGACCATGACAAAGAAGAAAATTATTCCGCTTTGTCACCAGCAGACAAACTTTCTCTAGATAAACAGATTAATAAAATGATAACAACCAAATATGAATTCATAAACTATAATGGTATTCGCAATAAACAATATGACGAACTCACACAGAATGGAAAGAAAAATCCATTTGATAATAAAGTAATTATTATTGATGAAGCTCACAACTTCATTAGTCGAATTGTGAATAAATTAAAATTAGCGAAAACAAAAAAGGAATCAGCACTGGCATATAAAATGTATTTGGCACTTATGAAGGCAAATAATGCAAAAGTTGTTCTTCTCTCCGGAACACCAATGATTAACTATCCAAATGAAATTGGGATATTATTTAACATATTAAGAGGTCAGATATCAACATGGGAATTTCCAATCGTTACTGAAACATCAAAAAAAGTCGGACAAGAATTTTTTGATAATACACTAAGTAAGTCGGCATATGTAGATTATATTAATTATAGTGCAACTTCGAAAGTCCTTGAATTAACAAGAACACCATATGGATTTATTAATAACTTTGAAGGAGATACGCATAAAGGTGTTATATTACATGACACAGGTGGAATTACTGATAGTGCATTTATAGATGATATAAAAATTATTTTAGGAAAAGAGAAAGTTACTTTTGATAAAAGACGCATAAAATCAATTAAATACAAAGCATTGCCAGATGATTTAGAAGAATTTATGACAAAGTTTATTGATGTTGATACTAAAAAATTGTCAAATGAAACTCTGTTAATGCGACGCATTATTGGATTAACATCGTATTATAGAAGCGCGCAAGAAGGGTTGATGCCGAACTATAATCCAGATACTGATTTGATTATAGAGAGAACGAATTTCAGTGATTATCAGTTTGGTATATATAATCAAGCACGTTCTGTGGAAAGGTCACAAGAAAAGAACATTGCGAAAAAGAAGAAGAAGGCAGGAAATTTATACGAGGAGGTTTCATCAACATATCGTATATTTTCCAGGTTATTTTGCAATTTTGTATTTCCAGATAAAATAGAACGACCAATGCCAAATGAAAAACTAACAGTTGATGACAATATTAAGAAAGGATTTGATGAAAATGTGATTGATATTGTAAACGAGGATGAATTAGTAGCTGGCATAGAGGGTGTTATGGCAGATGAAATTGAAGAGGTAGCTCGCGATATAAATAAACAGGTAGATAAAACATATGACCAGCGTATTAAATCATCTATAATTGCATTAACAGAGATGGGGGGGGATGCGTTATCATTTGATTCACTGGAAACATTTTCCCCAAAATTTAAAAAATTAGTGGAAAATATTTTAGACGATGCAAATCAGGGAAAACATTTGGTGTATAGTCAATTTAGAACATTAGAAGGAATTGGCATCATAAAACTAATACTTGAATACAATGGATATATTGAATTTAAATTAAAACGAGATAGCGACGGAGAATGGGTAATGGATATTCCACCAGGAATGGAGAGCAACCCAATGTTCGCATTATATACAGGTACAGAAACCGCAGAAGAAAAGGAATTAACTAGAAACGTATTCAATGATGATTTAGAAGTTTTACCGACAAAATTGCGAGAACAGATTTCTGAACACAAACCAAAAAATACGATGGGTGATTTTATTAAAATATTTATGATTACTGCATCGGGTGCAGAAGGTATTTCCCTAAAAAATGTTAGATTTGTCCATATAACAGAACCATATTGGCATCCAGTTAGACGAGAACAAGTGATTGGTCGAGCCAAGCGCATTTGCAGTCATACTGCATTGCCACCTGAATTAAGGACCATAAAAGTGTTTATGTATATCATGACAATAAGTGAAAAACAGTTGGAAGATGGTGATAAAAATGCAATTGAACTCAAATTGAAAGATAGAAGTGATGATGGAAAGCGAGTAATATCGACGGATGAATTTTTACATGAGAAATCAGATTTAAAACAGACAATCTCAAATTATCTTTTGACTGCAATAAAGAAGTCATCGATAGATTGTAAATTTCATAATGGTCAAAACCTCGTGTGCTATTCGGTAAGTAATCCAGATGGTTATAACTTCATACCAGATTATAATAAAGAAGAAAAAGATGAAATGAGAGAGAAGAATAAGAAGACAGTAAAAATAAATGCAGTATATATTGAGTTAATCGGGAAAAAAATAGGGAAAAAGGCACCAACTAAGCAGACATTTGTAATTGACAAAAATACAGACATATTTTATAATCAGAAAGAGTTTGAAGCATATGCATTAGCAATGAAGAAAAATAAAGCGGGTAATATGCCAGACCCAGTTGGTGAAATCAAGCGGTATACGGATTCAAATGGAAATAAACGCGAGGATATTATTCATTATTAAATAGACATAAATACGTTATAATAATATTACATTAAGATGAATGAGTTTAATTCGGATAATAATAAGGCAATGTTATGGACATTAATGGACAAACAAGGCAAATTTAATAATATTCCAGCTAATATTAATATTAGTACTTTATTTGAGTCGTCTATTAAACAAATAGAAATTAAGTGCACTGGTACAGAGTCTCTTGTAAATATGAACAAATCATTTTTATCTGCCATGATAAAATCATTATCTATTTATACATCACCAAGTGTGCTTAAAAAAAACAAGACTGAAATGTTTAATAATTCACTGCAAGAAAAGGAACAAAGTTTTAAAGACATGATGAAAGTGCCTGCCCCAGCGACAGTTGATTTTAGAGATGCAGACGAACCAATCGCAAATATTGATGACCTTCTCTCTAAACAATTAGAAAAAAGGAATCTAGATATGCCTTCTTATGGCAATATTGATGAAACCAGTGTGAAAGAATGGTTGACTGGTGAGTCTAGTAACTTACCCCCATCCAAACCAAAAAATCCAGATGTTCACATTAAAATAGGCGAATTAGTAAATCAAAATAGCGTTCTTGATATTACTCCCATTAAAAAAACAGTCCAGTGGTCAGACAACAATAATTCTAAAAATAGTACTTCTGATATAATGCCATCGATTTCTACATCGGATGACATTATATCAGAAGTAGATAATAGTAGTGAGGCAATCGGTTCCGAAATTCCAAACGATAATGATGTAAGAACATCATTATTAAAAATACTTAAAAATCAGGACTATATTATTAATGCTATTCATGATTTACAAGATAGGTTCTGAGTGTTTTTTAGTTCTGTCCGTATAAAAAATATCGCGAAATGTTTTCATCTCTTCATCCGGAATTCTATTACGTTTTATCCATTGTGGGGTATGTATTTTTTTAAGTTGTGATATTATTGCATATAAACAATATACCCCACATTCTGTATTTTCATACTGATGTCGCCTGGGTGCATTATCCATAAAGCGCATTTTCTTATGTAAATCTCTTTTACATTGCGATTTTATTCTGTTTACCAATGCTTTAATCTGTATTGGTATACTATTGCCGTTTGTATCTAGAAAAAATATATAATTATCATCTAAATTTACAAACATAGATACCCAATGACTACCTGATTTATGGTGAGGGTCTAAATTAAATATAAAGCCGATATTTCTTATACCCTTGTTATATTCGGTTTGTATATTAAAATTACAAATTTCTTCAAACACACATTGGTTAGAACCTTCATATTTATCATCGAAATCTATTGGAGCCGCGCCGAAAAATTCAAA